CAATGCCAGATGGGACATGCAAGCCAGCGAGCGGGATATACCACAACTTGGATCAGATAGACGTTGAGGCAGCTAACCCGGATATACAGACAGACGAGTTTGTATCGTATTCAGCTACCACATTTGAGTACCAAGATAAGCCGAGAAAGAAGATGCGAGCTACGGAATATTGGGGATTTTGGGACATAGATGGATCAGAATTGCTTACTCCGATAGTAGCTACATGGATAAACGATGTGCTTATAAGGCTTGAAGAGAACCCGTATCCACATAAGAGACTGCCTTTTGCTATAGCGACTTATATGCCTATAGAGAAAGAAGCATATGGAGAGCCAGATGCAGAGCTTATCTCTGAGAACCAGGGGACGATAAGACGGATGACTAGAGCAGCTGAAGATATAACTGCTACATTCGCAGTCGGGCAAGAGTTTATCAATGCAAACTTTTTTGGAAGTCCAGCACAGAAGAACAATTATGAGAAAGGTAATACAGTTTACTACCAAAGCGGGATGGATCCGAAGACGGCTATATTCAAGCAGAAGGTAGAGGAAGTACCTAAATCGGTATTCGATCTTACTGCAGCAAGCAATAAGGACGTACAAGAATTGACAGGTACTATACCATTCCAAGGCGGGAACGGGAAAGTTTCAGCAACGGGAGTCAAGAGTACGATGGATGCATCTAGCAAGAGGGAGATGAGTGTACTGCGTAGATTGGCAGATATGTTTGTGGATCTAGCTAGGATGAATGTATCTATGAACCAGGCTTTTTTAAGTGAAAGCGAAGTAATCAGGGTGACAGACGGATCGTTTAAAGAGATCAGAAGAGACGATTTGGAAGGCAATATAGATATAACTATAGAGATATCTACACCAGAGAGGGATGCAGAGCAAGCAGAGAGACTTACATTTCTGATGCAGACTAATCAGGCGAATATGGATCCAGAGATGCAGAAGATGATCTACGAAGAGATGGCTCTATTATGGAAAATGCCAGGAATGGCTGCGAAGTTTAAAGCTTTTGAGCCGAAGCCGAATCCGAAGCAAGAGCAGCTTATGGAGCTACAGATCGAGAATGCAAGGTTAGAGAACGAGACGCTGAAGATGAATATGATGGAAGCAGAAAGTCGTATAGCAGAGAGAAACTCTAGAAGCTACGAGAATGCAGGAGATATCGAGAACAAGCTAGCTCAAGCAGAACTTAGAATGGCGCAGGCTCAGATGAATGTGGCTCTAGCAGAGAAATACGAAAGTGAGAGAGACAATCTTGATGCAGAGTATTTAGATGCGGAATCAGGAAACAAGAGAGAGAGAGAAAAAGAGGATAACGAGTATAAGACTATGGCGGATATCGAGAAGATAGCAGCATCAGATAGATCGAAGACTAGGCAGCAGAATATCGATATGATAGGCGGTATGGCAGACAGAAGAGAACCACAAGGAGCAAACAATGGGAACACTATATAGCGATTTAAACAAGACGAAGGCTAGACAAGCAGAGGCTACAAAGCGGAACATGGAAGAGCTGAATGAGAATATGCAGTTAGGGAATGCGCTTTTTGGGGATAACGGGTATAAACCTGTGGTTCCGAGCAAGGACGGCCTAGGCGGTAGAGTTCAGTATTCCCAGGTAGATAAAGATTCGTATGCGTTTGACGAGCTTAGGAATCCTATGGATCCGAGGACCGAGAAGGTTGTAGAGCCGTTTGAGAGATACAAGGATGTGTCTTATATAGATAAGTTGAGAAAAATGTTTGGAGGTTTATAATGGATGAGCAGATGATGATGCAGATGATGCAGGGTAATCAAGATGTAGCCGGTGGTTCTGAAGAGCCTTTTACAGCTATGGTTGCTAATAATGCAGGACAAGAGAAGAGAGGTCGTCAAGCAGTAGAGACTAAAGAGATGTTTGATCAGATGCAAGGAAAAGGACGCGGAGGGCTTATGCCTGCTGATCCTACTATGAATAACGAGGCTACAGCTGCAGCTATTGCAGGGCAGATACAAGAAGGTCAGATGGCTATGAATGCTTTAGCAGAGCAGGGAAGAGTCGAAGAAGCACAGGCAATTGACCAGCAGATACAGAAGAAAGTGATGGAAATGCCGGGAGAATTAAAGGCAGAAGTGTTTGCTATATTGCAGCCTCCAGAACCAGAAGGGATGGGTCAGATGCAAGGCGGACTAGGCGGAGCGATAGGGATGCCGCAGGAAGTTATGGTATAATTCGTTTAGGTCCAACTCACATGAACGACCTAAAAAGCATTGTAGATAAAATATAGAGCACTGGCCCTTGGCTAACTCAAAAGGTAAAACGATGAATGAAGCACTGGAAGTAGAAGTTGAAGAAACTCCTGAATCTATCTTAAGAGCATCACTAGAGGCAATAGAGGAATCAAACGCTGCGGCGCAGATTAGAATTGACAGAGGTAATGCATTAACAGCATTGATTGAAGACCCGAATTTTAAGTTGGTTATTACTGACAATTATTTAGAGGGCGAGATGAATAGGCTGGCTGGTGTTATTACAGATCCAGAGGAATTCAGTAAAGAAATTCGTGATCAATTTCATGGGATGCTTGATTCAATCAGAGACCTAAAACAATATTTTAGAATGACAATGCTTGAAGGAAATGAAGCTATGGGCGTACTCACGGATAATGAAGCATATAGACAGCAATTGCAGTCTGACTTCAATGGTGAGTAGTTATGGCTGAGATGGATTTCAGTGATATGTCGGAAGACGACATAGAAAACGTACTTAACGATATAGATTCGGGTAAGTATAACGAGTCAGGACCACAGGTAGAAGAACCTGCTGAACAAGAAGAACTCACAGACGAGGACACAGATCAGAGTCAAGAAGCAGAAGAAGCAGACGAAACGAACGATGCAAGCGACGGCGAGCATGAGGATACGGAAGCAGAAGATGCAGAAGACGAAGAGGAAAACGCTCTAGTAGAAGAAGATACGGATGATGAAGCTGAAGAAGAGGATGGAGACACAGAGGAGCCGAAGGACGCGGAAGCTCAGGACACTCAAGTAATCGATCAAACAGAACATGATAAGTACAAAAAATTCTATGATGAAGTGAGAGGCGCGAAGTTTATGGCTAACGGTAAGATGACAGATGGATTTAAAGAACCAGCTGACCTTATTAAGTCGCAGCAGAAGTCTATGGGTCTAGATGAGAAACTTGGAGCATTTAAGAAGGTTCGGCCATACGTCAATGCGCTTAAAGAGCGTGGAATGATGGATGACGAGGAGAAATTCTCTATGGCTATGAACCTGCTAGATGGAGATCCAGAAGCGTTAAAGCAGCATATGAAGAACTTAGGGATTGATCCTTTTGAGATGAATATGGATGAGATAGCGTATGAGGGGAAAAGCCAAGTAAGCAACAAAAGCGACATAGCTATACAGGATGCGATGGAGAGTGCGAGATCACTTGGAGTCGAGGACAAGGTTAGAACAGTCGTAGGTGAACAATGGGACAAGGAAAGCTTTCAGGAGTTTGTAGACGATCCTTCAGTACGAAGAGATGTAATAGACCATATGGCTAACGGGTCATACGACTTGGTTATGGAGAAGATAAGCGATATACGTCGAACAGATGTAGATGGCAGATTTCAGAAGCTAAGATGACAGACCAATATAGGTATGCGGTTAAGCTATTGCAAAAAGAGTACAATGAACATCTTAGTGCAGAACAAGCTGGTCGAGTAGACCAGGAGAAGCAGAAGATAGAAGAAGAACGCAAGCAGAAAGAATACAAGAACAAAGTTGAGACACAGAACAAGAAAGCAGATCAGCAGAGAATGAAAGCTACATCGATGAACACTAAGAAGCCAAAAACGGTTCGCAAGAAAAAGGCGAACATTATGGACTTAGACGGAGATGAGCTAGATAAGTTTGTAGATGGCTTGATTGGGCTAAATTAGAGCGAAGCTCAAAGGATAAGAAATGAAGTTTAATAATGGCGGAAGAGACGGAAACGCAGCAGGAGCAAGTACGATTGGGGCACAGTTTAATGATCAATTTTGGGCGAAAGTATCAATCAAAGAGGGTCGTAAGCAGATTATTTTTTCTCAAATTGGAGATAAATTAACTCAGCCAAAGAATTATGGAGATAAAATCGTGAAATATCACGAGATTCCAATTATTGATGAGCGTAATGTATCAGATCAGGGTATCGATGCAAACGGAGCAATCCTTACAGAAGATAAATGGTATTCATATGACGTTGATGGCAATATGCTTGCTCCTACTGCTGGTTCTGATACTAAGGCAGATGCTAAAGCTGTAGTTGGTACGGTTAGTATTTTATCAGGTAATGGTAATATGTATGGCGGAGATACTGATTTTGCAGTAGTTAAGGGATCATTTCCTGCGCTTCGTGAAGAGGGTGGATTAGTTAATAGAATGGGTATGACTCGTTTAACACTAGAAGCACAAGTTAAAGAGTTTGGTTTTTATATTCCATTCACAAAAGAAGCTTTAGATATGGATACGGAACCACAGCTATTAGCTCGTATTTCTCGTGAAATCGGTACAGCTCAAGCAGAGATTCGTGAGGCACAGATTCAGTCTGACCTATTAACGGCTTCTGAAAACAACAGAACATATGCTGGTTCAGCTACGTCTCTTGCTACTTGTGATGATACATCTATCTTAACATTTGCTACGATTCGTGCTACAGAGCAATCTCTGAAGTATGCTAGATCTCCTAAGCAAACTAAGTTGATTGATGGTTCTACTAATGTAGATACTCAGGTTATCGGTGCTGGTTATATTGCTTATGTTCCACAAGAAGCTTATCCTACACTAGAAGATATGACTAATGGTTCAGTTCCTGTATGGAAGCCAATTGAGTCTTATGCAGCTGCTGGTTCAACTACTAAAGATGAGATCGGTAAAGTTTCAGCAACTAGATTTATCGAAGTTGAAGAGATGCAAAACTACGAAGGTACTGGTGCAGCGACTCCAGATGCTAACTTTCACTCGGATGGAACAAACTATACTGTTTTCCCAATTTTATATGTTGGTACAGATTCGTTTGCTACGGTTGGTTTTTCAGGAGATGTTGCACGTGTAACAACTGCTATGCCTCGTGCTATTCCAGGACTTGACCCTTATGG